CGCGATCCGGTCAGGACGACGGCACGCAGGTGCGTACGATATGGTGCCCGTGGATGTCGGATACGGTGCCCGGCCCATGAAGACAACCGCTGACTATATTAAGGACATTGCCGAACGCGAGATCATGCGGCGTGAGTTGCTGTCCCGTAGTCTCATGGAGTTCACCGAAGAGATCGAGGACTACTACACGCCCGGCTGGGTGCACTACGATATATGTGACCGGCTGGAGAAGTTCTCACAGGATGTGATCAACCAGAAATCACCGCGACTGATGCTGCTCATGCCGCCCCGGCACGGGAAGAGCACACTCGCCTCACAGCTTTTTCCCGCATGGCACCTCGGGCATTGCCCACATCACGAGGTCATCAACGTCGGCTACAACCTCGATCTCCCCACGAGGTTCTCACGGCGCGTGCGCGAAGTAATACAGATGGAGGAATACCAAGCGATCTTCCCCGACACCCGGCTCGATATGAAGAGCCAGGCCGTGGAAGCATGGCTCACGACCAAGCGTGGGGGGTTCACGGCGGCAGGCAGAGGAGGTGGAATTACGGGTAAAGGTGCTCACATTCTGATCGTTGACGATCCGATCAAGAATATGGAGGAAGCAGACAACTTCGAAATTAGGGAGAAGCTAGAGGACTGGTACTTTGCCGCAGCGTACACGCGACTCGCCCCCGGCGGCGGAGTGCTTTTGATTGAGACGATGTGGCACGACGATGATCTGGCTGGTCGGCTGATGGCGAAGATGGATTTCGATCCCGCCGCTGACCAGTTCGAGATCGTGAAGTACCCGGCAATCTCTGAGCACTACGAGTATCGTCACAAAGATACTAAGAAGATCACTTACAGCGACGTCGTGATCAAGGAAGCGAAGGAAGAGCTCCTCCGCGAACCGAACCAGCCGCTCCACGAGGAGCGTTACTCGCTGGAGTTCCTTGAGCGCGTGAAGGCGAACGCCCCGGCCCGAGTATGGTCCGCCCTGTATCAGCAGGACCCGGTCCCCCGCGAAGGTCTGTTCTTTAAGGAGGACGCGTTCCACGTCATGCCTGCGATGCCGACGAAGGAGTTCAAACGTTATTACATTGCGTGGGACTTCGCGATCTCCGAGAAGCAGCGAGCTGACTACACGGTCGGCGTATGTCTGATGCAGGACGAACTCGACAACCTGATCCTCGTGGACTTGGTTCGCTTTCAGGGAGACGCCCGGCGCATCCAGACCGAGTTCGTATCCATGCTGCACCGTTGGAAAGGCATCCCCGGTTCCACGCTGGCGCTGGGCGTAGAGGACGGACAGATTTGGAAGTCGCTGAAGAGTATGCTCATAGCAGCGATGCGAGAAGAGAAAGCGTACGTCTCCGTCAACGTCTTGCAGGCGCTGACAGACAAGACCTCCCGCGCCACGGAGTTGCAGGGGCGGATGGAGCTGCGCCGGATGTGGTTCATCGAGGGCTCCCCGTGGTGGAAAGATACACAGCGAGAGCTTCAAAGGTTCCCCGCTGGGAAGAACGATGATATAGTGGACGCACTGTCATGGGCGGTGCGCTTGGCTAGTGGTAAGAAACCTAAGCGCGCACCCAAGGCGAAACCGATCAAGTCGTGGAAAGACAATCTCCGTCAGCACATGGGCGGCTCAGCCGGTGGCGGACACATGGCTGCATAACCGAGGAAATAATATGAGTTTTGAAATTCCCAGCAGGAACACCAGCACCATTCTTGGCACGGATTTGATTCCGAAAGCGAATTCCCGAGGTACTGATCCTCTGGCGATTTCGTTTGATGACTTCATAACCGCGCTCGGGCTTGTCGGCGGTGATCCGTATACAGCACCGATCGTCGGTATAACCCCGGTAGTCATTGCGGCTTTGCCGCAGTCACTCAGTGGCCCCGGCGCAATAAGCATCACCACACCCTCAACGAATTTTACCAGCGGGGGCGTCGATGACGCACTGACGCTGATTGACGGTACTCAGGTCGGTCAGTTGCTGTCAGTCGTTCATGTTGTCGACGGCGGTAGCGGGATTCTGACCCCCACCACTTTCGCCGACGGCGTCACCATCACGTTCACCGGAGTTGGTGAAGTGTGGGATGCAATCTGGACAATATCGGGATGGCAGACGATTGGTCTGCGCGGGGCAACATTGCCAGTAATCGCATAAGGATAGAACGACATGGCAGACAATCAGCAACTCTCTATGGAGCTCTGGTGGAGATACCAGTACCTCAGAGATAATGGGCATCTCAAATACGTGGCGAAAGCTGCCAAGTGCGACAATTTCTTCCAGGGGATTCAGTGGGACCGAAAGGCCCTCGATACCCTGCATGAGCAGAACCGGCCAGCCCTGACCATCAACAAAATCCTCTCGACTATTGCGAACATCACCGGCGAGCAGATATTCAACCGTACCGAGATCGGCTTCCGGCCGAACAAGAAGGGTGCGACCGAGGGGACCGCCGAAGCGTTGACCAAAGTGTTCAAACAAATTGGGGACGCGAATCAACTTTCTTGGGCGAGAACGGATGTCTATTTGGATGGACTGATCGGCTCACGCGGTTTCTACGACGTGCGGCTGGACTTCTCCGACTCCCTGCAAGGCGACGCTCGCATCGAACAACTGAACCCTAAGAACGTGCTGATCGACTCCGACGCGAGCCACTACGACCCCGACAAGTGGAATGATGTCATCACAACCAAGTGGTTGTCACTGGACGACATTGAGCTGATCTACGGCAAGAGGTGGCGGAAGAAGTTGGAAGGCAACGCCACCGTGATGGCCCCCTACGAATACGACATGCAGGATTGGGACCAAGACAAATTCGGGGACAACAACTCCCCCGTACAGGCGCACTCCGCATATATGGACGAGACGACGCAGCCGCTGATGAGGGTGGTGCGCGTACTTGAGCGGCAGTGGCGAAAGCTGGACAAGCGAGAGCACTTCGTGCATTTGCCCACCGGCGAGATTCGCTCGATCCCTGACGGTTGGGAGCGCGAGGACATCTCCTTCTACCTGCAAAAGAACCAAGAATACTCAACAGTCGAGAAGCTGGCTCCCCGCATCCGCTGGACCGTGGGCGCAGGGATGGAGATCATGCACGACGAGTGGAGTCCGTATAACCACTTCACCGTAGTTCCCTTCTTCCCATACTTCCGGCGCGGCACCACTATCGGTGTGGTCGAGAACCTGTTGGGACCGCAGGAACTACTGAACAAAGTCAGCTCGCAGGAGCTGCACGTTATTAACACGACCGCCAACAGCGGTTGGAAGTTGAAGGCCGGATCGCTCCAGAACATGAGCGTGGCCGAACTCGAAGCCAAGGGTGCGACAACTGGTGTTGTGCTCGAACTGGACGAGGTGACAGATGCTGAGAAAATTTTACCGAACCAAGTACCCAGCGGACTTGATAGAGTGTCCTTCAAGGCAGAAGAGCATATCAAGACGATATCGGGCCTGCCCGATGCCAACACAGGTTTTGCTCGCGAGGATGTCTCGGCGAAGGCACTCAAAGCAAATCAGGTAACGTCGAGCGCGAACTTCGCAATGGTGCAGGATAACCTGAACCGGACCGACTTCTTCCTCGCTCGCTCCCTGTTGGATGTGGTGCAGCGGTATTACACGGAGGAACGCCTGCTCCATATCACGACCGATCCGCTCCAGCGGCAGACGGAAGAATTCACCGTGAACGAGGTTACACCCGAGGGTGATATCCTGAATGACCTCACGATCGGCGAGTACGATATTGTTGTGACAAACCAGCCGGAACGTGATACCCTGGAGGACAGTACATTCGCGCAGGCAGCAGAGATGCGTAAGGAGCTAGGAGTTGCAATACCCGACGACGTACTCATCAAGAGCTCGCGCCTCCCAAATAAGATTGAAGTGGTTGAAGCAATTAACGCTGAGAAAAACAGCGAGGCCGCACAAGAGCAGCAAAGAATCGATCAGGCTAGACAGGTGGCTGAGATTAAGCAGATTGAATCCGGTACCCGACGTGACGACGCCGATTCTGTTGTTAAGCAAGTTAAGGCACAGCAGGACGCAGTCAATCTCACGCGCCCAATCGACCCCGAGGCTCAGCTCCGTGTAGAAGCGGATATCGCTAAGTCGAAGTATCAGGTCGACGTGGACGCACAGATCAAGCGCGAACAGATGGACAGCGATCTCCAGATCGCGATCCTGAAGATACGATCAGCCGAGAAGGTGGCCGAGAAGTCGGCGGCAGCAGCCGCCAAGACAGCCGCAGTCTCAAAACCAGCAGCCGCGAAACCGGCCGCTAAAAAACCCGCAGCCAAAAAGGCCGCACCGAAGAAGTAAGGAGCCAACATGACTACTGAAGACAAGACTGCGGCCGAGCTGGCCGAAGAAGAACGCCTTGCTGCGATT